TTCTTCTGTTCCATAACACTGTTCATAAGTTAAACCGAGAACATTAATACAAAAACTTTTTAATTCATCTGCAAAACTATATAATTTAACTTGTGATCCATTAAATATTTTATTGAACTCACCCTCTTCTACGGTAAACCAATGGTCGTTTTTTCTAATTTCAAGCAATCCCAATTTATTTATTTTAAAATCTTTTATATTGGCATTTCTTTTTAAAAAAGAGGCTGCGACAAAATTAACTGCTGTGTTTTTTCCGGAACGCTTTTTGCCAGACAAACAAATTATGAGTTGATTTGACATTTAATTATCCTTCAATAAAAATTCTTTATTATTGTCTTTTAAGATTTGTCCTATCTTGTTCTGTATATCATTTTTATTAAGTTCTGCTATATCATTGACATTTTCTAGATTAATTGGTATAATTCTAAAATAGTAATTGAGTTCTTCTGACAATTTTTTAGTTGCTTCTCTTCCGGTTTCGTCATTATCCATTGCTAAAATTAACGTAAGAGCGCCGGCCTTTTGAAGTAATAGACGTTGTTCTTTTGACATACTAGATCCCATTATTGCTATGGAATTTTTAATTTCTGCCATCTCCATCGCCCATACGTTTCCGGGAGATTCACAAATTATGGCAGTTCCAGTCTTACTTATATTATACTTTGCAAACCAATAATTATATAAATATAATTCTTTTTTAAAATTTTTTGAATGTAACCATTTGCTGTGAAACAGAGCTTTATCTTTTGATGGACATTTTATATTTTCATTATGATATAATTTACATAATGTACATTGACCATAAATACTTCGCCCAGACCAACCCGCCACATATTTACCAGACGAATCGAGGATGGGAAAGAATGATCTTTCAAAGAAAAATTTGTTTTTATTTTTGCACGATGAAATATAGTATTTATTTATAATATCTTGTGATACGCCACGAGACGGGTAATATTTTGTATCTTTTCTTAAAAAGGGCAATACCTCTGAAAGAAGTTTAAATCCATTTTTTTCTATCTTTTTCTTTTTTTTGTATTGTTTAATTATTTTAAATATCTCTATATTTTCTGATGTTTCTTCATCTAATTTAAGATTAGATAAATTTAAAATTGTTGCTGCGAAAGAAACCGATTCTAGAAACGAAAATTGTTTATTTAATTTGTTACTCATTGCGCCACGGATCAAACCGAAGATACTACTAGAGTTTCCCGATATTGAGGATTTTTCACAACCTTTTGTTGCACAATTCCAATGATTTGTGCGAGTAGCCCACCACCAACTTCTATCATTATCTCCGTTATGACACGGACAGCGCCCTTGAAAGTAATCACTTTTTTCTACATATTCAATACCAAGAGCATCCAATACTTCCGCTATCCGTTCGCAAGCGCGGTCCTGGATGTAACTGATCTCACTATCATTAAATTGTTTAATTTTGGACACCGATCTTCTCATTTAAAAAGGCGCTAGTGGTTTGGCTCAACATTTTGCCTTCTGTTATTTTAGATCTCGAAAAATCTGCTATTAAATTAATATAGTCTCCCTTATCCATACCTCCTCCAAATCTGGTATCCGTAACAACCAATTTCATCATTCCGTTTTTAGGAGGATCTTCTATTAATTCTTCCTGTGATTTTTTCTTTAAAATAGTAAAATTACTACATAGCCACAAAATACGATCAGAACCACTAATAACTTCTGCACCCTCTTTTTCAACACCATCCCGATTGAGTTGAACCGAAGCTAGTATCGGTAAACCCCATTTTACTGCAAAATTATGAAGTGCTGTTATTAAAAATCCTAAAAGTTGTGTTTCTTGAATATTTCCCTTTAATCCTTCTGCCGACATAAGCTTGAGATAATCATAAATAATAAGGCATGGATTTACCAGTCCATTATTCGTAATACCAACATTTTTAATTAACCATCTTCTCGCCAATGACAAACTAGCATCAATAGATTGTCCAGCAATATTTATGTGTGTAATTGATAGTTTTTTAATTTCTTCTATTTTAGATAAAACTATATCGTTTTCTTCCTTAATTACAGAAAATTTACCTGTTTCTATATCATCTAATTTTATTCCTGTTACAAGTGATATTAGTCTATTCTGTTGAGATTCCATATCCATCTCTGTGTCCAAATATAAAACCGGAATATTCAATTGTGCCATATTTTTTGCAATATTTAAACAAACATTGCTCTTTCCAACTTTGGCCCTAGCACCAATAACGTTAACCGTTCCTCTTCTATAACCCCCACCTATACAATTATCGTAATTTGAATATCCTGTCGGCAAACCTACGATCGCTTTAGGGTCTTCTGATAAAATTTTTAATCTTTCTTCTATGTTGTTATGTATTAAAACTAAACCTTTGTCTTTTGAAGATAATTGAGACGTAAATTCAAAAATTGGATTTTCTAATTTTCCTATAATTTCATCAATTTTTTCACTGCCATTGATTGTTTTTAAATCCTCAGCAATATTATTGGCACATCCAATTGCTTGTCTTGCTAAAGACAATTTATATATTTGCACAGCTATAGACTTAGCATTATTATAAGTGGGCGTATTAGCAAACAACGCTTCTAAATAATCTGATTCTTTTGAATTTCCATCAAATTTATTATAATTAAGTATTTTTGCATTTGCTACTATTGTCGGCGCATCAAATTTATCCAAATTATTTTCGTGGACAAGATGTTTTATAATAGAAAATATCATCCTATTAATAGACCAATAAAAATCTTTGGTGTCTAAGATTTCTTCAATATCTATGAAAAGATCTGCGCCATGATTTAGGATAGCAGATAAAACCGATCTCTCGCAACCTGAATCATTTAAAATATTTGTTTCTTTATCCATTCAATACTTTTCCATTAATTGTATCCTGCAAACACTTTGGACACTTTTGTCCAAAATCTTTGCTTTCTTGTCTATCTGACTCGAAATTTTGCTCACATTGCGAACACTTTATATTATATTTTTTGGGAGGATTTCTTTTTGTTTTTCGCTCCTTGGTAATAGCGGCTTTCTCGATATTCTTATTTATTTCTTCTGGTGGAACATCTTCTGTCAATGGTTTTGTAATATTTCCATAATATCCAGGTTTATTTTTATCTCCTGGCACCGACCCATATTCTTCAAAGACAACTGGTTCTTTGCTTTTACCTATTTTATCTAAATCCGATGGTTTTATATTTATTTTACTTTCTGATTTTTCGGGATTTAATATAATAGTTTTTTTATAATCATTTAATAATTCTTCTATTTGTTTTATTAATTGGTTTGGCGAATTAGATATCCCTTTTGTTTTTATAATTTTTCCTGTTAAATCTTCATATCCTCGACACACCATTGCCCAATTACCGTCTACAATACCATTCTCAATTATTTCTAATGGATTCATTTTTTACTCCTTAATATTCTCCTTAGTGGAGTTATTAATGCTTTTTCTATTGACATTTTATATCTAAATATTCTTCCGTATAAAGTTGAATAATTTATATTATATTCTTTAGACCAGTCAATTAAGTGTTGGGTTTTATTATTAAAAGTAAAAATTAGATCATTTCTTCTGTTATTGCACTGTATTTTCATATTAACTAGCCTGTAGTTATTGGGATAATACCCTTTATTATTATTTATTCTATCTAAGGTTAACTCTTGTGGAATTTCCCCAATATCTTTTAAGAAATTTTCAAATCCATGGGGATTTTTATTGGACCATCTATAACAAACTTTAATATTTTTATAATACTTATAATCTGGTCTATGCGAATTATTACATCTTTGATTCATGTTTTTCCATGCCAAATAGGTTTTTGATTGTTTTTCTCTTCTTGAATGTCCGTGTTTTATTTTATAATCTCCGGATTTACAATAACATCCGCAACTTTTGGTATTCCCGGTTGTTAGATGATATCCTAAAATTTCTTTTTTATTTCCACACCCACATAAACATAACCACTTCGACTGACCATGTTTGTTTTTACCAATATATTTTATTGGCGTTAATCTTCCAAACTTTTGTCCTATTAAATCGGTAAATTTCATAATATGTCTTATCTCTCGTAGTTTCTTTGTTTAACTATGTTTTGTATTGACTGACAATATAGATCAATCCTTCTACTTAAATATGCTATTCTTGCCAATCTTAATTCAACTTTTTGGCTTAATTTTCCAGCCCTCGATTTATCTTCATTAAATAACTTATTGCCGATATTTTTTAACCACTGTAAAAACCCACTACATTCGTTACTCTTTTTCTGTAAGAAAATTAAATATTGCGAAAGTGTAAACGAGTGTTCGCACAAAGTCATTGTTTCGCTTTGTCTTATTTGTTCTATTGTTAGCTCAAGGATTTCCTCTATCTTGCCACGAACAGGTTCTTTAATTGCCAGACAAAGAGATTCTTGCCATAGAACGAGGTCGTCGTTGTATTTTTTATATTCGTCGTCGAAAGCATTACTCATCGTATATCTCTATTAATTTAAATCCATTTAATTTACAAAAATCTCTTTTTCTTTGATCGCTGGCCCTTTGTTTATTAAACGCAACAATTGTTTTATGG